CGACGGTGGCGCCTGCGCCTGGCGAGCTGGTCAAGCTGTCGATGGCCACCTGGGCAGCGGCCGGCACCGCGCAGGTACGCGGCACGGCTCCGGGCGGGATCGTGAGCAACACGCTCACGGTGGCGGTGAGTGCTGCGCCGGCTCCAGGCCCCACGCCGCCCCCGCCGCCGCCCCCGCCATCCAGCGGCGCGATGGCGCTCACCCTCAGCAGCCCCACCAGCGGCGCGCTGCCCTTCGCGGCTGGCTTTGCCTTCAGGCAGGGCGACATCCCCGCGGGTCAGGGCGTGGTCGTGTCAGGCGCCACAGCGCAGGCCACGATCCGCAACGCCTGGCCCGATGGCTCGGCCAAGTTCGCCCTGATCGCCGGCACCTACACCAGCGCGGGCAGCCCGGTCACGCTCACGCTGAGCGCGGGCACGGCCAGCACGGGCACGGCCCTCACCACGTCCGACCTCGACGCAGCCATGGCCGGCAACAACGTGGTCATCGAGGCTCAAGGCCTCGGCCTGGCCTCGTGGAGTGCCGGCGCTGACTGGGCCACCCCGTTCGCCACGCTGGTGAGCGGGCACCGCATGTCGTCGTGGACGTACCGCAAGCAGATGGGCAGCGACGCCCACCTCGTTGCGTGGCTCGAAGTGCGGCTCTACGCGGGCGGCGTGGTCGAGGTGCTGCCGTGGATCGAGAACGGCTATCTCACCGTTGCCAGCGCCGGCACCAAGACGGCGCGCCTCACGTTCGCGATGGGCGGCACGACACGCTATGACTCGATCAGCGACCCCGATTACACGTCCACCTACTCGACGGTAGTCGCGGCCAGCGGCGCCGTCAGCATCGCCGCGCAGTGCCGCGCAGTGCTGGTGTCGGGTGGCGCCACGTCGCACTGGCTCGGCACCAATCCGCAAGTCACGCCCGCGCCTGATCGCGCGTACCTCGCCGAAACCAAGCTGGTGCCGACCTACCGGCCGACCACCATCGACGAGGCCTCGCTGGCGGCCCTCACCGCGCAGTACCGCCCGATGCGGCTGGCCCACTTGCCCGAGGGCATGGGCGGCGGTGGCTACGAGGCCGGCATCGGCCTGCTGCCCAATCAGTCGGCGCTCTACCTCGTCAGTGGTGACGCGCGGGCCTACCGTGCCGTGCTGGCCGCGGGCCTTTCGCTCGCGTCCTACAGCATCCACTACCGCGACCAGGCCACGAACCGGCCGATCCTGTTTGCCTCGCACCCGGACAAGAGCACGAACACCGGCAGCGACGTGATCCCCACGCCGAGCGGATCGAGCCCCTACGCCTACGCGCAGTCTCACCACCCGGCCGCGGCCTACCTGCCGTACCTGCTGACCGGCTGGAATTGGTTTCTGGAGGAGATGCAGTTCCAGACCACGCTGCACTACCTCGCCAGCATCCCCGCGGCGCGGCAGTCGGCCAGCTACTTCTTGCACCCCTCTGCCAACCACTTCGGCAGCAACAACCAGGGCGGCCCGCGCGCGATTGCGTGGCAGTGGCGCACCCTGGCGATGACCGCCGCTGTCACGCCCGACGCTGACACCACGATGCGCGGGCAGTTCGTCTCTGCGCTGAACTACAACGCGCAGGCCTACCGGCAGATTCACGAAACTGGTACATGGGCCGGCGGCCTCTCGTGGGCGCCGAACGCCCTCGGTTTGTCGTGGGAGCCCGGCTTTCCTGCCACGGAGAGCGGCTTCGTCATCGGCGCCCCGTGGCAGGACGACTTCATCACCATGTCCGTGGGCTTCTGCTGGGATCTGGATGTCGTCACCGACACCGCCCGCAAGGCCGACTTGCGCTGGTTCCGTGACTTCAAGTACCGCGCCGCTGTCGGCCGACTCGGAAGCCAGAACGACGCCGACGAGTGGAACTACCGCGATGCGGCGCCCTACCATATGTACCTCGGCACGCCTGGGGGTGGTGGCACCACGATGGCGTGGTTCGCGAGCTGGGGCGCGGCCTACACCGCGAACGGCCCGATGCGGTCAGGTCCTGCGGGTGCCAACACCGGGCAGACCGGCAACGACCTACGCGGCGGCAACATCAGCAGCGACGGGATGGTCAATTCGTACTGGGCCAACATCCAGCCGGCCATTGCCTACGCGGTTGACCACGGCGCACTGGGTTCCGTTGACGCTTACAACCGCATGACGGGTGCGAGCAACTACACCACGGCGGCGGCGGCCTTCAGCACGACGCCCGGATGGGGTGTGCGGCCTCGTCTGACGCTGCCGTATTCGCTGCCGAGCGCGGGGCAGTCTGTCGCCATCGGGGTCAACAACGCCATGAGCGTCAACCCGGCCGCCGCTGGTTGGACGACCTCGGCTTGGGACTACAGCAACTTCGGCAGCTACGGCGGTGGCGTGCTGTCCACGACGTACTCATCGCTCGGTGCTTACGTGCTCGCCGGCATGGGCGGCCATAACCACCCCGACAACCTCGGGGCCCTGGTGTTCGACTTCACCACTGCGCTGTGGTCGCGCTTGGACAACGCCAACGGGGTCGCGCTTAAAAGCTCAACGCCTTGGAGCTGGAACGAATCCACAGAGTCGAACGGTTCGCCCTACTTCGAGGTTACGGGCACACAAGTTCCGCTGCCTCCGCACCCCTACGGCAACGCGGTCCATTTGCCAACAGGCGCTCTCGGCGGCTATGCCTACGTCACGCGCGCTGCTGTCGGTGTGGGTGCGTCGGTTTCGGCCGGCTCGCATGTGTTCGACCTCGCGACTCGTACATGGTCGAGGCTAACCAGCAACCTGCCGGCCCGTGCAGACACGGAGAGCGACAGCCTGTACGACGCTGCCAGAAGCAGGGTTTGGGTTGTCTCGGCCACGCAGCAGAACTACCGGAACGTCGAGTATCTAGACCTTGCCGACATGACGTTCAAGCTGACTGCCAACAGTCCGGGATTCCACCCCGCTGCATTGGCCGGCTTCAAGCGCTCGATGCTGCATGACGGGTTCATCATCAAGAACGCCGGCGCCCAGGGTTTGTGGCTGTTCGACCCCGACGACTCGGCGGCCGGTTGGCTTTCGCTCACCGTAACCGGCACGCTGCCACCCGTCACCAACAACCGCTGGGCGCGGCACAGCGATGGCCGCTGGTATGACTTCACTGGCGACTCGGCCAGCAACACGATCACGCGCATCACGCCCCCGGCGAACCCAAAATCTGGCACGTGGGTGGTGGACACCATCACCGTTAGCGGGCCAGCGCTTTCGGCGCGCACACAGGGCACGCCGCACTACACGCGCCTGTTCTACGTGCCGTCGCTGGACTGCCTCGCGTGGATAGCGGGCGGCACCAACTCGGTCACTCTATTCAAGCCAGGAGCCTGACAACATGGCTACAGAGGATTTCAGCGGCACTCTAGCCAACTGGACGCAGTGGAATCCCGCCTGGGGTAACGCGGCCATCTCTGGCGGCGCTCTCACGTTTGGCGGCGGCCAAGATGTGGGCATTCGGTACACGGCCACCTTGGCGACTGGCCCGGCCCAATTCAGCGAGGCCGACATCAGCGGCGCGACTTGGATCAACCAATTTGCGGGCCAGGGCGTTCGCATGAGTGGGTCAAACGCGACCCGCAGCGGTTACTTCGCGCGGCTCAACGATGACGAAGCAACGAACAAGCTCTTGGAGCTGGTCAAGTACGTCAACGGCACGGCTACTGTGCTGGCTTCAACGAGGTTTGCCACCGGCTCTGCGTTCCGACTGCGCGTTCAAGACGTGCCCAGCAGTGGCAATGCGGTGCTGGCGGTGTTCATCAATGCCACGCAGGTCACGGCGCTCAACTTCACCGACAGCTCTAGCCCTCTGACCAGCGGCGAGCCGGGCAGTATCGGCAACGGCGGCACGATTCTTCAAGACAACTGGGAGGGCGACAACTACACGCCGCCGGCATCCAATCCGGTGCTGACCAGCCCCACCGTCGTCTCCACCGGCAACACCGTCGCCGCCGTGCGCGTCACCACCGACACGGCGCCCTCGGGTAGCTCGACGCTGGCGGTTCGCACCCGCGCAGCAGCGGCCCCGGCGTGGACTGCTGCTGAAGTGCTGGCATCGCCCACGGCAACGCTCACCAGCGGCGCCACGGGTGCGCGTGACTTCAACCTGACCAGCCTCGTCAACGGCACGGCGCTGGTGGCCGACTTCGCGCAGACCGGCCCGTCCAACGTCGTCAGCACGGCCAGCTTCACGCCAAGCACTGTCCCCGGCGCCCCGACCATCGGCACCGCTGTGGCTGGCAACGCGCAGGCCACGGTCAACGGCACCGCGCCCGGCAGCACGGGCGGCTCGGCCATCACGGGCTACCGGAGCACGGCCACGCCAGGCGGCAGCCAGGTCACCGGCGCATCGCTGCCCATCACGCACACCGGCCTGGCCAACGGCACGGCCTACACCTTCACGCTGGCGGCGCAGAACGCGAACGGCTACGGGTCCGAGAGCGCGGCGTCCAACAGCGTCACGCCCAGCGCGCCAGGCACCGCCCCCACGATCACCGTGCAGCCGTCGAACCAGACGGTCACGGCCGGCGCCACGGCCACGTTCAGCGTCACCGCCACCGGCTCGGGCCTCACCTACCAGTGGCGCCGCAACGGCACCAACATCGGCGGCGCCACGTCGAGCAGCTACACCACCCCGGCCACCACGGTGTCGGGCGGCAGCGCCAACAACGGCGACGTGTACAGCGTCGTCGTCACGGGCGACACGGCGCCGGCTGCGACCTCGAGCAATGCCACGCTGACGGTCAACGCAGGCAGCCCGCCGCCGCCGCCCCCTCCCGGCACCTTCACCGCCCTCACCGACATCATCGCCGAGTCAGGCATCCCAAAGGCCAACACCCTGGTGTACTTCACCTGGTGCCCGGCCGGCCGCCCCGGCGCCATCGCCGGCCCGGTCAACAGCAGCGTCACCACCGACGCCGCCGGCCGTGCCCTCATCAGCCACAGCGTGGCCGGTGCCGGCCTGGTGATCATCGGCACGCGCCCGGGCCCGGTGGTCAGCAACGACCGCATCTTCGCGCAGTTCCTGACGTTGGCTTGAGCATGCTGCGCAACCTAAACCAGCAGTACCCCGGCGGCGAGCGGCGGCTGGGCCTGTGCACCACCGGCGTGCTGGGCTCCACCATCCCCGGCGCTGGCTCCGGCGGGCCTGCCTGGATGTACCCAAGCCTGCGCTTCCCGGCCAGCAACTCGCGCGAGTACGCCTACTGGATCGAGGCGCACACCTTCCCCAGCGGCCTGCCGCTCGACGACACCAGCAGCGGCTCGTTTGTCGGCCTGGCCGATGGGGTCTACGCCGCCGCGGTGGCGCTCGAGGAAGACGGCGTGTATGTCGGCGCCTTCCCCGTCATCGTCACCGTGGGCGGCGGCTTGCCCTTCAGCGCGCCCGGCGCCGTGATGGTGCTGCTGCAGGGGCCCGAACAGCAGGTGCAGCAGCTGCGCGCCAACCCGCCCATCTTGGGCGACACCAGTCTCTGAGAGCCCAGCCATGCAAGACACCCTGATCGCGGGCGACACGCTCAACTACTCGGCCACGGCGCCCGACTACCCGCCCAGCGCGGGCTGGGTGCTGCGCGCGCGCTTCACGCCCCGCGCCACCGGCGTGGGCAGCGGCGTGCCGCACACCGCCACCGCCACCGCCGAGGGCGACGTCTACAAAGTGCAGGTGGCCGCCACCGTCACCGCCACCTGGGCTGCCGGCCGCTACGGCTGGGCCAGCTGGGTCGAAAGGGCCGGCGAGCGCTACACCCTGGCATCCGGCCAGCTGCTCGTGCAGGCCGACCCCGCCACCTCTGCCGTCGGCGCTGACAGCCGCACCCACGCCGAGCGCGTGCTCGATGCGGTCGAGGCCGTCATCGAAGGCCGCGCCACCGCCGCGCAGTCCGAGCTGCAGATCGGGCAGCGCGCTCTGAAGTTCATCCCCATGGCCGAGCTGCTGGCCGTGCGTGACCGCTACCGCTGGGAAGTGCGCAACCAGCAGGCGGCAGCCCGCGGCCTGCCCAGCGCTGGCTCGCTTGTCGTGAGGCTCTGACCATGGCCAACTTCTTCGGCACCCTTCGCGGCATCTTCAAGGCCAAGCCCGCCGCGGCCGCGCCCGGCTACCGGCGCAAGTTCGAGGCCGCCGCCGTCAACCGCCTGACGGAGAGCTGGCTCGCCACCCAGGCCAGCATCGACCACGAGCTCAAGAGCGATCTGGACCGCCTGCGCCGCCGCAGCCGCGACCTGGCCAAAAACAACGAGTACATGGCGAAGTTCTTGCGCATGGTGCGCAACAACGTCATCGGCCAGCACATGGTGCTGCAGAGCCGCCCGATGGACGGCCAGCAGCTCGACCGCCTGGCCGCCGCCGCCGTGGAGCTGCACTTCGGTCGCTGGTGCAAGCCGAGCAACTGCGACGTGGCCGGCCGCCAGGGCTTCTGGAGCCTGATGCGCGCCGTGGCCACCGATCTGCCGCGCGACGGGGAAGCGCTCATCCGCCTGCGCCCGGGCCGCGGCACCTACGGCCTGCAGATCCAGGTGCTCGACGTCGAGCGCATCGACACCCGGTACAACGTCGACGTGGGCGCCGGCCGCAACGCCATCATCATGGGCATCGAGGTCGACGCCGACCACCGCCCGCTGGCCTACCACCTGCTGCGCAAACTGCCCGGCACCACCGGCGTGCAGGCCGGCCCGCTCGACCGCGAGCGCGTGCCCGCCGACCAGATCGTGCACGTCTTCCTGCCGCTCGAGCCCGAGCAGACCCGCGGCGTGCCCTGGGCCCACGCCGCCATGCGCCGCCTCAATGACCTGGGCGGCTACCGCGAGGCCGCCGTCATCGCCGCCCGCATCGGTGCCAGCAAGATGGGGTTCTTCACCACCCCCGAGCCCGACCAGATCCCGCAAGACGGCAAAACCAGCGACGGCGTGCCCTACACCAACGCCGAGCCGGGCCAGTTCGGCGTGCTGCCGCCGGGTGTGGGCTTCGAGACCTTCGACCCCGCCTACCCGCACGACCAGTTCGACGCCTTCAGCAAGGCCACGCTGCGCGGCATCTCCAGCGGCCTGGGCGTCAGCTACAACAGCCTGGCCAGCGATCTGGAGGGCGTGAACTTCTCCAGCATCCGCAGCGGCGTGCTCGAAGAGCGCGACGAGTGGATGGTGCTGCAGGACTGGTTCATCGAGCAGATCGTCGACCCCATCTTCGATCAGTGGCTGCGCTACGCCCTGGCGGCGGGCGCCATCACCCAGATCAGCCGCAACGGCGAGAGCGCGCTGCCGCTGGCCAAGCGCTCCAAGTTCGAGCAGCACCTGTGGATGCCGCGCCGCTGGGGCTGGGTCGACCCGCTCAAAGACGTGCAGGCCGCCATCATGGCCATCGACAACGGCCTGGGCACCGTCACCGACTACAACGCCCGCAACGGCGTCGACATCGAAGACGTGCTCGCCACCAAGCAGCGCGAGCAGCAGCTGGCGGCCGAGTTCGGCGTCAGCCTGCGGCCCGCCGCGGCGTCCACCCCGCGGCCGTCGCGGCCATCGCCAGGCGACGGCGCCGAGCAGGGCGATGACGACGACGCCGACGACCCCGAAGACGACCAGCCCGCCGCCCGCCGGCGCGCTGCCCAGCCGGCCGTGGCCGGCAACCCCGACGTGGAGAACGCCATGCGCATGACGCGCGGCTACGTGGCCGAAGGCAAGACAGTCGAGCTCGCGCTGCGCGTGGAAGCGCCGGCCCCTGCGCCGGTGATCAACGTGGCCGCGCCCGTGGTCAACGTGGCCCCGGCCTCGGTAACGGTGGTGAACGAAGTGCAGCCCGCCGCCGTGCAGGTGGACGTGGCCGCGCCGCACGTCAGCCTCGAGGCGCAGATGCCGGCGCCGGCCATCAACGTGGCGCTGGAGATGCCGGCCCGCACCAGCACCACGCGCATCGAGCGCGACAGCGCTGGCCGCATCAGCAGCAGCACCACCACCGAGGTCTAAGCCATGTCAAACATTCCGGCCAAAGACGCCAACGATGCGCTGGTGCCGCTGGCCACGCATCTGATCGGCGGCGAGCATCACGGGGCCTATCTGCCGTCCGACCCGGGCACGGGTGCGCCGTTCAAGGCGGCCGACGATGCCACGCTGGCGGCGGCCAACCTGCTGCTTACCGCTGTGCGCGATGCCGTGCAGTCGATGAACAGCAAGCAGCCGGCGCAGAGCAATGGCGCGGTGCCCGTGACCCAGGTGAGCCCCTTCTTCTGGCGCGTGGGCTTCGCTGAAGTCGGCTCGGGCTTACAGGGCTCTGCTGCTGCCGAGCTGTCGCTGCTGAAGACCGGCGCCGGCATGGCCGTGAGCCGATCGGGCGGAAACCTCGTCGTCACGACCGGCACCACTGCAAACGCGGAGACCGTCTTCCGCTCGGTGGACACCTTCCGCGGCGCGATGCTGGCCCGCTATCAGCTCATCCTCTCGCAGCGGATCGCAAACCAGACCTTCCGCGTCGAGCTGGCGGACCTCGTTGGTGAGGGTCTGAGCTACACGATCAACAGCGCAACGAGCGTCACGGTCACCTTCCCGGCGACCAACCCATTCACGGCTGCCAACGTCGGCCAGTCCCTGCGCCTGGCGGTGCTGTCGAGCGTGGGCATTCCGGGCCGCTACGCCATTGCCAGCGTGTCGGGCCTGACCGTCACTTTCACGGTGGCTTCGTGGCCTGCCAGCGGCAGCGGCACGCTCACGCTGTACGGCTTCAACTGGATGGCCGCCGAGTATTCCGGCACCACGGCCACCAACGCGCTGATCGACGCGCAGCGCCGCGGCTGGGCCAGCGGCAACACCACGGCGACGATCAACACCACCGCATCGCCGGGCCACATCGGGCAGATCGGCACCGATGTCATGTCCATGGGCTACGCCGACGCGCTGGCGGCCAGCAACACAGGCTTCCAGTGGACGCCGCGCGCCAGCCGAATCACGAACATCCCCGACGAGGATGTCAGCCTGTACCTGTTCCTGGTGATCCAGAACGGCAGCACGGCGCCGGCCAGCACGACCACGGCCACCATCGGCTTCCTGTCGGTGGAAGACCAGCCGCGCAACAAGGTGCGAATCAGCGGCGCCGACCCGGCCGCAACGAACGCCACGCCCGTGCAGCTCATGGGCGGCACGACAACGGTAACCGGCACGGTTACGGCCAACATCGGCACGGGCTCACTGGCGGCCGGCACCAACTTGGTCGGCGACGTGGGCATGCAGGTTCGTGCCAACGCAACCGGCGCGATGACCGGCCACCACATCGTCGCGGCGGGTTCTACCAACGTGGCGCAGATCAAGGCAACCGCGGGCCGGGTGTACGGCTGGTGCCTGAGCAACACGACGGCATCGTGGCGCTATGTCAAGCTGCACAACGTGGCGTCAGCTACAGCCGGCGCGGCGGTGGCGCAGACCATCGGCATTCCGCCGAATGACAAGGCCGTGTGTTCGTTCCCGCTGGGCATCGCGTTCACGACCGCCATTAGCCGCTCCATCGTGACCGGCTCGGCCGACGCTGACGCTACCGCAGTGACGGCGGGTGATGTGGTCGGGGATATCTTCTTCGCCTGATCGGCGGCCATGCTGCACACCAGCTACCTGCTGCTGCTGCAGCCCCGCGCAGTGCCGCCGCCGCCGCCGCCGCCCATGGCCGGCGGCACCAACCTGCCGCGCCGCCGGCGGCCGCTGCTGAGCACGCCTGCGCCTGACTTCAGCGAGTTCATCAACCGCGAAGAGGAAGAGGCGTTGATCCTCTGCCGCGCGCTGGGCTGACAGCGGCCGCCGTTTGCCTTATCGGCGGCCGCGTGTCTGGCGAGCATGCCAGGCATGGATGGTCAAGCCCTCGAAACCCGCTACGCACCCGGTACACGCGCAACCCGCGCGCTAAGCCTCGGCGGCGACCGCGCCGCGGTCGACGAAGAGGCGCGCACCGTCACGCTGGCCTTCAGCAGTGAAGAGCCATATGAGCGTGGCTGGGGCATCGAGGTGCTCGACCACCAGGCCAGCAGCATCAAGATGGACCGCCTCACCAAGGGCGGCCCGTTGCTGATGGATCACGACAGCCGCGACCAGGTCGGGGTGATCGAACAGGTGCAGATCGGCAAGGACCGGGTGGCCCGCGCCGTGGTGCGTTTCGGGAGAAGCGCGCGCGCCAATGAGGTCTTCCAGGACGTGATCGACGGCATCCGCCGCAACGTGTCGGTGGGCTACGTGATCCACGACGCCGTGCTCGAGGAAGAGCGCGACGGTGTCGGCACCTACCGCGTGAAGTCGTGGGAGCCCTACGAGGTCTCTCTCGTCAGCGTGCCGGCCGATCCCACCGTCGGTGTCGGCCGCAGTGCCGACGCCGCAGCTGCTGGTGCTGCCAGCCCCGCTACCCAACCCAAGGCCGGCGCACCGCTGGCCGCCACCCGTGGAGTTACCACCATGTCCGATCCAGTCATCGACGCCGCCGCCGAGCGGCAGCAGGGCGCCACCGCCGAGCGCGGCCGCGTCGACACCATCATCGCCATCGGCGAAGAGTTCCGCGCCCAGGGCGTGGACAAGCTGGCCCAGGCCGCCGTGCGTGCGGGCACCCCGCTCGACGAGTTCCGCGCCCAGGCCATGGCCCACCTGGCCAAGGCCACCAAGCCCAACACCGACATCGGCCTCACGCAGAAGGAAGTGCAGCGCTTCAGCTTCGTGCGCGCGCTCAACGCCCTGGCCAACCCCGGCCACCGCAGCGCGCAAGAGGCGGCGGCCTTCGAGATCGAAGTCGGCCGCACCGCTGCCGAGAAGTCGGGCAAGGCCTCGCGCGGCATCATGGTGCCCACCGACGTGCTGCGCCGCGACCTGCTGGTCGGCACCTCCACGGCGGGCGGCCACACCGTGGCCACCGATCTGCGTGCCGGCGACTTCATCGAGCTGCTGCGCAACCGCATGGTGCTCATGGGCATGGGCACGCAGATGCTCACGGGCCTGTCGGGCAACATCGCCATCCCGCGCGCCACCGGCGCCGGCGGTGCTTTCTGGGTGGCAGAAAACGCCGCCCCGACCGAAAGCCAGCAGGCCTTCGATCAGGTGACGATGTCGCCCAAGACGATGGGCGCGTTCACCGACATCAGCCGCAAGCTGCTGCTGCAGTCGAGCCTGGACGTCGAGGCCTTCGTGCGTGGCGACCTGGCCACGGTGCTGGCGCTCGAGCTGCAGCGTGCCGGCATCAACGGCTCGGGCTCGGGCGCTGAGCCGCGCGGCATCCTCAACGTCGTGGGCATCGGCTCCGTGGCAGGTGGCACGAACGGCGCGGTTCCGTCGTTCGCCAACAGCGTGGCGCTGGAGACCGAGGTCGCGCAAGACAACGCCGACATCGGCACGCTGGGCTACCTCACCAACGCCCGCGTGCGTGGCCGCCTCAAGACGGTGGAGAAGGCTTCGTCCACGGCGCAGTTCCTGTGGGAAGCCGGCAACACGCCGCTGAACGGCTACCGCGCCGAAGTCACCAACGCGGTGCCCAGCAACCTGGTGAAGGGCAGCTCGGGCGCTGTGTGCTCGGCCATCATCTTCGGCAACTTCGCCGACCTGATCATCGGCATGTGGGGCGGCCTCGACCTGATGGTCGACCCCTACACCGGCAGCACCGCCGGCACCGTGCGTGTGGTCACGCTGCAAGACGTGGACATCGCCGTGCGCCGTGCCGAGAGCTTCTCGGCCATGGTCGACGCGCTCACCACCTGATCGACAGCAGGCGCAGCAGGCAGCGGCCATGCAGGGCGAGAACCTCAGCGCCTACTTCGACGCATTCGCCAGCACTGCGGTGCTGGCGGGCGTTGCGGTGCGGGGCATTCTCGATCTGGAGAGCGTCGACGAGTTCGACACCCTCACGCAGCGGCCCACCTTCCTGCTCGAGCCCACCACCGCGGTGGGCCCGGCCCCGGGCCAGCAGCTGCTGGTCGCGGGCTCCGAAACCTACACCGTGCGCCAAGTGGTGCAAGAGCCGCCGGACGGCGTCTTGCTGCGCCTGGTGCTGGCCCGGGCCTGAGCCATGGCGCTGGCAGCTGCTCAAGTGGTCGACGCTCTGGCCGCGCGCCTGGCGCCGCAGGCCCTGGGCGCCGGCGGCGTGCGCACCAGCCGCCTGTGGCCCTGGGCTGAGGCTGAGCTGCCCGCGGTGCGCCTGTTCGCGGCCGACGAGCAGGTCGAGATCAGCACCATCGGCGAGCAGATCAACCGCCACACGCTGGCGGTCGATGCCCAGTACACCCTGCGCGCCGTGGCCGACGCCGACGACGCCATGCACACGCTGGCCGAGGCCGGCCTGGCGCTGCTCTTTGCCGAGCCGCTGCCGCACGGCCTGCAGCTCGCCGGCATCAACCGCGAAGCCGCCACCGAGGGCGAAGCCGCGGTCACCCGAATCACGCTGCAGCTGCAGTGCGTCTACTTCGTCGCCCCGGCTGCGCCGGGCGTCATCTTGAGCTGAAAAGGAGCGCCACACCATGGCCATCACCCGTTCAACAGGCACCCTGGTCGCCATCGCAAGCACCTACGGCTCGGCGTCCAACATGACGGCGATCACCAACGCCGCCGCGGCGGTGGCCACCATCGCAAGCGGCCACGGCATCGTCGTGGGCGACTTCCTCGAGGTCAATTCGGGCTGGGACCGCCTCAACGGCCGCATCGTGCGCGTGAGCAACGTCGCCACCGACAACATCACGTTCGAGGGCATCAACACCACCAGCACGGCGTTCTATCCCACGGGCACGGGCACGGGCACCGTGCGGCGCATCACGGCCTGGACTTCGATCTCTCAGATCACCGCCGGCCTCAGCGTCAGCGGTGGTGATCCGCAGTTCGCCGACATCACCACGCTCACCGACAC